TTCCGATCTATTACTCCTAATTATGATTACTCATTAGCCAATAATTTCACTCCACCTGTTATGAAAACCGGTCCGGTATCTGGTTTTATAAACCATGTCCAAGAAGAAAGCATTCTTAGAAACCAAATATATCCATCAAGCAGGTCCAATGAAGAAAATGTATATATCCCATCTTCTCAAAGCGATTTGTATAAAGTCACTATAAATGCTTCCCCTTCCAACCAACCACACCCAGGACTGTTTACAAAACAGACATTTTCGCAAGAAACACACCCAAATATGCAAAATCAATCACAAATCGGTATGGACAGATTCAATAACAATACCCGTGTTCAACTCAGAAATATCGAAAGTAAATAAATGAATCGAATGATTTACGACTAATATTTTGATATTATATAGTATCAAAATATAACTACAACATGTTTTTTTCAACGAATCCCAAGAATGGTTGGTTTCAAAACGTATTCGTTTTAGCAATTTTGATGTTACTAGTATTATGGTTCAAACGTTATGATTTATCTCCTTACTATGAAGGATTTTCCCAAGATTCACCTTATGTTTATAAACAAAATGTCGATATTTACGACGATTTTTATACTAACATTTATGATAAATTAATGGTCGTCGATAAAAAATGCACATATGAGTTGGATAAAATGATTGAATCTACGCAATCTTGCAAGAAAAAAAGTTCTTTCCTGGAAATTGGTAGTAAAACCGGGTATATAGCTGGAAAATTAGCAAACCAAGGTTATACTACATATGCAGTAGACCCGTCAAAAGCTATGGTTGAATATACTTCAGAAAAATATCCCGATGTTAACGTGAAGCAGGGTGATATTTACAATTCAATTCTTTACGAGAATAATTCGTTTTCACACATTTGTTCAATGGGTCTTGGAATCTACCAATTCGAGAATAAAGACAAATTCTTTCGCAATTGCTATTTTTGGTTAAGACCTGGAGGATATCTCATTATACATTTAGTCGATAGAGACAAATTTGATACAATCGTTCCCGGTGGGAAACACCCATTCTTAGACAATCCACAACAATATTCTCTATCGCGAATAACAGACACAATCATTGATTTTATTGACTTTAAATACAAAGGTAGTTATGATTTTTCGAATGTGAACAATAACAAAGTCACATTTAAAGAAACATTTACTGATGTTCTAACCAAGAATGTAAGACAAAATGAGTTATCTCTTTATATGGAACCTATGCGCGAAACATTACAGTTAGCAAGCGATGCAGGATTTGTATTACACGATACAATATCTTTAAAGGAATGTAGCGGTGAAGACAATCAATTCTTATATGTATTGAAACGTCCAAACTAGGTCTATTCGCTAGATATATTGCGCAAATTTCGACAATATATATAGTTAGCAATCATGTTAGAATATATATGTATTAGCATCATATTACTCGTATTCATTCCCATTATATACATACGTATACGGTATCCGTTTTGGAGCACTCAACCAATCTTCCATAGTTATGATTATCTCCGATTTTTAACAAAAACTCCACATGAAATAAATTCACAAGTATATCCAAAAGCGTTCAAAAAGGATACTAATGTGCATTCGTTTCGTTTCTTGGACATAGATGATAAAGAGTTTGATAGAATCGTAGATTTATTACAATGTCACTCTGTAGAATCATCACAAATGCTTAGTTTTATCGATAAACCTACAATGAATATCATACATACGGGACAATTCTTTCCATCATATGTCTCTGTATACCGAAAAGACAAGTATGATGTTACATACGATACAAATAATGCGATGTCGATAGTAAATACTCATCAAACGGTTGGTTGTATGACTGGAAGAGCAATAAATATGTTTATCTTGGACAAATCTGGCGTTTTGCATGAAAAAAATGGTTATTTTTGGGATAACATATGCGTTCATCGAGAATATACCCAAGAAAATATAGGACGGAAGCTAATTCAAGCACATGATATTCACCAACGAACAAACACTCAACCCATTTCAATATCATTATTTAAAAAAGAGATTGACTTATGTGAAGGTGTAATTCCTCTTGTTGAATATCCTGTTCATACATTCACATTGTCCAAGATTAAACGCCCACCATTACCAGCACCATATAGCGTATCTCGCATGTATAATACTAGCGTTGAACCATTTTATAATTTGTTATATATGATTAGTCATTCGAATACTGCTCGAAATACTGCATTTATAGCATTTCCTGAAATCTCAGTCTTGGACAATATGATTCAAAATAACATATTACTTGTGTATGGACTGTCTTATGGTAATAATATCAAATGTGTGTATGTTTTCAAAAACCCTCAGTTATGTTACGACAATATCAAAGACGGTCACATATTAGAATGTATCACGACTATTACAGAAGAGTATGTCCAAGATAAAACATTAAATGGACTCATATTCGCAGGATTTTTACACGCATTACAACACATACAAAAATCGTTCTCAAACAAATACAAAATTATTACCTTTCATAATCTTGGACAAAATCAAACAATTATAGAACGATGGAAATGGAAATATACACCTTTATCAAAAAATATGGCTGCATATTATCTCTATAACGGAGTAATACCCGGAATGCCTATCGACAAATCAAATTGTATAATTATTACATAGTTGATTGAATCCGACAATCTATAAAACATACATAAGCGATGTGCTTCTCTATACAGTAATATCGGTAGGAATGAGAGCATCGCTGCGAGATAAAGGCTTCGTAACCGTAAACGAAAGTCCTGCACAATCCTTGCCTGTTATATCCTTCAGTCGCCGCAACAATCCAGCCAATAACATTTCCGTATGTACATGGACTGCAGTATCACCCAACAATCCCATAACATCTGTATGGTAATAATCGGGGTTCGATGTTTTATTACTTCTCCAGGTAATAATGATATTCATTCCATTATAGACATACTCAATCGGAACATTGTTAATTTTGTGAAACACTGCTTGAGGAATTTGTTTCTCAATATCGCAAGCTCCATCTAGATTATTCGTTACAGTCAATATGTGAGTAATGTTGTAGTTTCGCGTGGGGGGGGTGATATTACTGATCATTATATTGTATACAACGATATGTGCGCTATCGATTTAAATCAATTTTATCGGTTACATATTTCAAAAATGATGTTTGTCTAACGACGAATATCATTTACACAAAGGTATTATTCTATTATTTTGCAATGCTTTAGTACCACTGCTTACATGTATTGGTTTGAACTGCTTCATTGATGTCTTTATAAGACGACCATTATAATCACTATAAATAATAGTTCGTATCGAAAATTTATCCATTCGTTTATAGCAATCAACGCAAGGCATTGAAGAAGTAATTTTATTGTCGAATGTTATACGAACAATATACAAAGTTATCTTTTTGGACAATCCGCGTTTTAAACATTTTCGCAAAACATCTACTTCGGCATGACATGAACACATATTCCCAATAAGCCCATCTCGCGAGATTGTTCTATCGCTATTACAACCACGTGCAATAATTTTCCCTGAAGCCACGGCTACGCACCCATGTCGAAACCCTACAATCGATTTCTGAGCCTCTTCTATCGCAAAATTTATATACCTTTCGTCGGTATTGGAGCATATATTCATACTTATTTTAGTTTTTTGTTTGCTATTGGACAAATATAAAACTGTCTTTCAAATTTTGTTTGTCTAACGACGAATATCATTTAACTGTCTTTCAATTTTTGTTTGTCTAACGACGAATATCATTTAACGAGTATATTTACCCGAACGAGCAAATGAATCGATAACAAATATGATAAACACACCTAAAAACGTATACAATATGAATTCTTCGGTGATGTTACTTGTTTTTTCACTCTGCTCCTGCTCTAGCATGTGTATCATATAATTAATCTTTTCTAACAACCGATTATCGATTGGGGTTGTTCCTGCCCCTGCATCAACGTTACCGTAATATGCCGGTTGCATTCGAGGTTGCTCGTATATACGGTGATAATTACTGAAAGGTTTGGTTCGGGAAGGATTATTAGAAACGCCTAAATCGGGAAGGGTTGGTGCATAATCAGATTCACCCGGATGCATCCTTTTAGGCAAATGCTGCAATTGATTCGGTAAAGCAGGTATTTCATCTTCACCCGTTCGCCCATAAGTGTTATCCTCGCTATCCAAACGATTTTGAATATCTGGTGGAGAGAGAGGTGTAAAATCAACTAATTGACTTTCATCATTATATCCAGAAACTTCTGTTATATTATTTATTAACTGGTCTACTCTATCTGCGCGTCTGTCGTTTTTTTCACTATCTTCACCAAATGAACTTGGTCGTTCTTGTCCTTTTTCAATTACAATGGGTGTATTTAATGTGGAAGATGGTTCATCGGTTAGTGATTTACGAACAGTACGGCGCATTGTGGGAGTTCGTTTTTTCGGTCCATTTTCTTCATTTATCCATACAGATGCCGATGTTACTAAAGACATTATTATTTTTTTATATTTTTACTTAAAAAATACGTAGAAATTTATCCTCATCAAAACAACGTCTTTTCTAAAAGGGAGTTATCGGGTTCTATCAATTATCTCATAATATAATAGACCTAAATATGAATAAATCCCTCGCGCAATTACTACCACTCATCTTTTTCTACACGTTTTTAGCCCTTCCCGATGAGACATATGCATGTAGTCTTCAACCATTCGGACGATTTGTTTCAATATTAGTCATCTTATTTTATACTCTCCTCGATGTGAAATACGGAATTATGGTTTGTATTCTCGTTATTTATTACTACCAAATGGAATTTTTAGAAAAATGCTGCGAGCTAGATTCTTGTATGTTAACAGGACGCCTATATACAGAAAATTTTATAAATCAGGAATCCACAAATATTACTAACTTCCGCGAAGAACAATGTAAAGATGGACAACTTCAATTTAAAAACAAATCCGTTAAAAATGAAAACGCACCACACATTTTTCCAAATATGAGTTTCATCGATAAACCATGCAACCCGTGCGACAAAAAATGCGGTATATCTATTGAGGCGCGATTATCATCAGAAGAAGAATTATCATTTCCAAAATTATCAAGTGATTGGGTGCTAAAAATATGGAACACATGGTTTAGCGAAGATTATCGCCCTCCATATGCACATAATTCTATATCTTCAAGTCCATCAACCTTGATGTAAAACCTTTTTTATCCATACAATGTATACCACATTTATGGTTAAACAAAACAAAGGCAAACAAAACTCTGTATCAAAATATATTAAAAATGCATTACAAACCGTGCACTCCAATGTAACTATGTTAAATGGTAGCAAAATATTCGCCGGATTTATGATTATAATGTTAAATATTTCATCGAGATTCGTAACAATCAAATTGAGTAAATCGGTAGAAGCCTATTTGAAATATACATTTAGTCGTCAAATTCTCATATTCACCATTGCATGGATGGGGACCCGAGATATTTATATCGCACTAACTGTCGCCATTCTATTCACACTTATTATGGACGTGTTATTTAACGAAGACAGTAGCTATTGTATTTTACCTGTTTCATTCACCGAATACCATACACAAATATCCGAAGAACAAAAAGACAACGACATTACACAAAATATCCCTGGTATGCCTCCAACGCAAAATAATAATAATAATAATAATAGTTCTGCAACAAAACCCGATTCTAGTAGCAATACAGACAGTTTAATTGGCGAAGAAGAAGTCAAAAAAGCAACTGAAGTATTGAAAAGGGCAAAGGAACAGAACACATTTAAAGAAAGGGACGATTTTTACTCAAATTACTACACTAGTCAAATGTAATTCGGGTATCAGAATCTACTAGGTAAATTATTCTTCAAAATTACCTAGTAGATTATATAGCAGTAATATAAGTAAACATGGATGATAAAATATTACAAAAAGAGGGCATCGGTATTCAAAATATTGAGATTCGTTTCAACTCGAATGCTTCGCCTGATACCGAACAAAAACTAACCCGCAGTATGTTTTATTTACCAGGGGATAACGAAAATCCTGAAAATAAAGACGCACCCGACGAAGAAGGTATGAAAGGGGGTAAAACAACCTCCGATAGTGAATATCCGTATTTCACTGATACTTCTCAGTTAAATATCGATAAGTTAAGCAAACTGTCCAGACCAGATTTATTAGACGCATTTTTTAACAAAAAAAAATTCAAGAAATACCTTGACAGAAGTAAAACGTCAGACAGAGAGGCGCGGATACGCAATTCAGATTTCAACTTCAATGCAATGATGAAATTATTAATGTGCACAACATTCCCCGTTAAACATAATATACAGAACACATTTAGTGAAAATATAACTCAGGTTGCTTCCAATTCACAAAGCGATGGGACATCTGTGATTGATATGATTAAAAACATTGTATCAACAACCTCTGATAAATATTGCTATTTTAAAATTAACGGAACCCTATATACATTGCTATCGGTTACTCATGTGAATGATTTAATTAACGATACAATCTTCGACACCACATTTAAAACATTGTTTGCATTTAAACAGTGGAGAACGAATAAAATAAATAAGTTAACAACTGAAAAACAAAAATTAAATGAGACATTTAAGAATGCGTTTGATACAAAATTTAAAAAATTACAAGAAATGTTGAAAACTAAAGAATACAACACATATATCGAGAAATTAGCAGAAAATCGACAATTATCACTTCCTAGAAGTTTATTAAAACCCTATTTAGAGAAATTAAAAACTGTTTCTGATCAAAATTCCGTCGAAATTAACTTTTTAAAAATAGCTAATTTAAATTATATTGGTTCAAAAGAAACTTCTGCGTCATTTTGGTTACCTCCTACATTCACAAGTATTGATGGATTCACTGAAATGATGAAATCCATATTTGAATCCACAATTATTGAGAAACAATTGATTATTTTAAATGACCTAACCGAATTAAAAAAAAGAATGAAAAAAAATGAAAAAATATCTCAATTTAAAGACGATGCCGACGAAGAAATTGCTACAGACAAATTGCAAAAAATGAACGAAATTAATGAATTTTTCAACAGAATCAAAAAAATTACACCTCCTATGAGAATGTATTCGAATAACCAATTAGAAAATGCACTAAAACAGTTAACAAACGACGGCTTTTTTGATTTTATTCAATTTATACATGATATGAAAAAAGAGGATAATTTGGATAAGAGCCTATTTAACAATAAGGCGTTTATCGACAAACTAAAAACAGGAGTTATGACTGTAATCGAAAATAACGAATCTTCCAATAAAGAAGAACAAAAAGATTTATTCGGTATATCTTCTAAAAAATATTACGACACGATTGTAAGTTTCGATTTAATAAAGGGCGAATTGAATAAAGATAACATTGATGCAATTAAATGCCCTTATAAAAATACAATGTTATCAAACAAATATTTAGAATTACAAGATTTATCCGATGATAAAAATCCTGCGTTATTATATATACCTTCAATTGTATTCGATATGAAAGTGTTGAAACAAAACAATAAATCAAACAAAAAACGAACACAGCGTAATCGTAAACAAAAAGGCGGTTGGCAACCTGCACAAATGAAAAAAGCGACACGAAGAAGACGGAAAAAGGATAAAAAACAATCTAAGAAGACGAATAGTATTGATAATAAGAGTATTGATAATAAGAGTATTAAGAGCATTAATAGTATCGATGATAATCAGTAATAGAGTAAGATAAAAAATAATATTATAACATTTTATTTTTTATACGGTTTTCGCAGAATTTTTTATTTAATCGAATTGCTGACGCCCATTTACAAATTTACCGACAACATCACATGGGTCTCCGTCTGAATCAATACTATATATATCCCCATTTTTCTCATTTGTTGTAAAATACTTAGTTCCCTTAATTGTGATTTCATACACCTCCTCCTCTTCTTCAACTTCGATTTCTTCTTCTTCCTCCTCCTCACCAGATTCATCTACTTCTTCCTCCTCGGCTTCCTCTACTTCAACCTCTTCCAACCTTTTAAACAGGTATAGTCTCGATTCATCCTCTTTTATTAGATGTTCTAATCCTTCATCTTGCTCCTCCTCCTCTTCATCAGACTCCTCTACTTCTTCCTCCTCCTCTTCATCAGACTCCTCTACTTCTTCCTCCTCCTCCTCTTCACCCGACTCCTCTACTTCCTCCTCTTCACCCGATTCCTCTACTTCTTCCTCTTCTTCATCAGACTCCTCTACTTCTTCCTCCTCCTCCTCTTCCTCTTCTTCTTCTTCTTCCTCGTCCTCTTCTTCACCAGATTCCTCTACTTCTTCCTCCTCCTCTTCTTCGCCAGATTCATCTTCTTCATCTATAATAGTAACATTGTTGGTAACCACTGTAGATGCTCCAGCACAAACAGATGGTATGCTAGAAGTTAATAATACAGTTTCACCGTCATCTGTATATGTATATTTAGTTAATGCATCTTCGTTATTGACTTTCACCTGTTTCAAATACTCACTCGCATCATCACTATTTGACCATTTCTGAAAACAATCTTCACAACGGTCGGGTTGACCCAAATCCATGTAAACACTCGCCTCATTTCGCGATAAACCTAGACTTTCAAAACAATTATGTCCATTAACACAACAATCGTCGCATTCAAATGAATCGACACATCCATCTAGACAATCAGATTCGTCCTCCTCGATTTTATAGTGAATATGCTCACCATCGGTCGACTCTAATTCAATAACATCTTGTGATACATTTATATCAGCAACACCCGGTTCTGTTTTAATATGCACATATTCATGGGCTGGTTCGGGAACATCCAATGATCGACCTAGTTGTAAAATGACTCGTCGAAGAATCTTATTTTCATCATTAAGTTTCGTCACCTTTTTGGACAACTTTTTCACAAACGGCAACTCCTGAATATGGTTAAAATTAGCACGCATTTGTTTCATTTCCGTAGAGCTCATTTTCGATAATACGATAATTCGATTTAATACTATTCATATAAAATCTCTAAGCACTTTCAATTTTATATACGATTACTTTATTACTTATAAAAATAATATATGTATACTATATGATTAATTAACATGCTATCTTGTATTTTTTCCTCATGTTACGACGAACCAATCAATACTTATTATTATGCTACATACAAACGAGCATTTCTAGATTTGAAATCCAGTAAAAATAAACAAATAAACCCTGGTATATTATTTTACCAAAAAGATATTTATTGCGCACATTTATATCCATCCACATATGAAAAATTTATTAATACATGTGATGTATTACATAATGAATTATCAACCAATTCGACAAGTCTATGTAAAAACGAGGCGATAGAAGAGTTAAATATTACAACAATTGTTGTATTACATAAATATCCAAGTGTCACGGAACACAATGAAGAACTTGATGCGTACACATACATTCAGAATAATGCAATTTCTTACGAATGGAACGGAAACAGTGGAGTTATGTGGACAAAATGGTGTGATAATATCCCATTAACTCAAATTTAATCAGTAAAAAATTCAAAACCGTTTTTACTGATTATGCGGAAAACCCGAATTTTTCCTTCATTATACGCGCGTTACTCATACCCGGTTGCTTTTCACTCTGACGTTTTACTTTGTATACCCCACCGGCTTGCGTTGCACTCCCTTTATCACCGCCATAAACACCTGCTATAAAATCGTCAGTATCTTCATGTAATTCAGGTAAAATACGCGTAAGAGGACTATCTATAACCAATAACATACGTTCACTTTGTAATAATTTCCGATATTCTTTAATAGTTAAATTTCCATAAAACTTGTCTAACATATAATGTGGGTCAGGAGCGGGTTTAATATTATTCTTATATCCATAAACCTTACCGTAAACGCGATTCAATAAATGATATCTTTCAAATTTTGTCGAATCGTCTAATGGTTCTTTCATAAGATGTCCAACTGCACATTCGGGGCGGCAAAACGAACCGTATCCATATATTTTCCCATCACTTTCATATTTTGGTATATAACATGATTGGTTGTCGTACTCATACGTGCACCAAAAACATGCCGATTGTTTTTCATCCATTGTATTGCGATATAAACTCACTTTCAGTCGCCGAAGTTTATCATTCAAATCTTTCACATTCACGTTATCTACTTCAGGAGTCTGTAATTGTGTTTCGGGATGGATATTTTCACTGCATTTCAAACAAACGGTCTCAATCGGTCCACAGCTTTGTTTATATTCATCTTGTGTTTCGTTATATGCAGCTTTAGTTATCTCAAGTGGTTTATTATCATCCTCCAAAAAACGAGCAAAACGCGAGTCGGAATCAACAGACTCATATGCTACAATTGAAGGTGGTATTGCCGCATCATATGTTAAAGGGTTCGGGATTCTGGTAGGATTATCTATATTATTCGGTTCAACGTCTTTAAGTGAACATTTTAAATGAAGTATAATATTTGCAGGCGGGGGTTCAACCTGAGTGTCTATCGTATCTTTTACAATTAGTTTTCCTCCTTTTGGTTTTCGCCCCCTTTTTTTAGGTTCAGGTGGGGCGGTGACTTCTTCAATGTTCATAGTAATATTACTAGCTTGTTCAGATTTTACAGTATCTAACTTTTTCTTTGGACGAGGCATTCTACTTCTGATAATGCAAAAAATAGTCTCAAATGTTTATATGATTTATTAATTGTATAAATTCAACACTTTTCTGGAAATACGGTTTTCTATAGGATGGGAACTTTAATCCCACAAAGTTTAAAAAACTATAAAATAAAAAGAGTTGAAAGTTTGTCATAATGGAACTTTTTAAAAAGTTCCAAAATAGGATAATTCGAAAAAGAATTTTTTCAAGAAAAACGAAAAAGGTGTTTATGATGTAAATGCAGTCATTTTCACACCCCACTATAATATTTGGCTGCACAACAAAATCGGGGGAAAACCGCGGAAAACTTTAGGCGTTTTATGTGTTTCCATAGTATAGAACGCATTTGGAAACATATGGAAACAGACAATACGTTAAATAACGCCATGAAGTTTGCATGTAAACATTGTAACTTCATCTGCGGTAAGAAAAGTGATTACGACCGTCATATACGAACAAATAAGCACGTTTCCAATACTGAAGGAAACAATAAAACGCCAAAAGTCGATCCGTTATGTAAACATTGCAACAGGCGTTTTAAGACAAGATCGGGATTGTGGAAACATATGAAAAAATGTGATAATCAATTAACAATATCGGACAAATCTCCTCGTCGACAAACAAAGGACGGTATAATAGATAAACTAGTTGAAGAGTTGAATGCAGAGAGGGAAGAGAAAAGTGAAATGAAATCGATGTTTATGTTGATGATGGAAAAATACCAAGAAATACAAATGCAGAATCAAGAAAATACACGTGAAATATTGAAAGAGACCGCAAGGGGGAATAAGGAATTAGCAAAAGGGAATCAGGAATTAGTAAATAAAGTGATTGAAGTAATCCCTCGGATGGGAAATACAACGAACAATACGACAAATAATACATTAAATTTCTATTTAACGAACACATGTAAAGATGCGGAATCCATTCACGATTTCACAGATAGATATGTGAAACGTTGCACGGATTTTTTCATAGAGAATTACAGAAGCATAGCAAATAACCAAATGTGCTTGGCTTCGAATGTTTATAATATCATGTTTAAATGTTTGGAAGAAAATCCTCAATATATGAATTTTATACAAACGACAGACATAAAGAACGGAGTTCATTATGTAAAGGAGAAAAGGAAGGATGAAAATCGCCAATTATACGGAGAGGCAGAATTCATAAAATACGTTGACGGTTTTGAAAAGGCAGGTGCCCGTATCGGTCATGCAATTAATAAATCATTTTTCCCATTAAAAACCGAGTTTGCTCTAAAATTAGAACAGGAGGTCGGACTAGCTCCGAATGAAGATGAGTATGAAGATGATGATGAGTATGAAGATGCATTAGACCGTTATAAGACGCGTAAACGAGAAGCAAGTTGTAGTTTACAAACGAATGTATGTAACACGATGAGTCTGTTTGATAGCAATGCTCGAAAATTGGATATATTAAAAAAAACAAAAAGAGCAAGAGAAGACGATATGAAAATAGACAATTTATAGGTTATGCGTTACTCTTATCGCAGATTAGTGCTGCATTCACATGGGTGTTAGCATTTGATTGTTGATAACATTTTCGACAAACCGGAATATAATTTTCCGAACCGATACTTACCTGTTCTGTTTCGGAAGTTACTCTATGTGAAAACGGAGCACGTGTCCCATCTTTACAACGTGCACATAATGCTGATAATCGTGTAGTTATATCACTAAAAGGTATTAAATCCAAAACGCGTCCAAATTTCTGGCGTTTGAAATCCCCGTCCAATGCAGATATACATACTGTTTTATGTTTATCTTCAACTAAATTAATTAC